CCCGGGGTGTAAAACCCGAGGCACCGCACCATTCCTTTTAGCACATCCGTGCAACGAGGAACTTCGTTAAAACTCCTAGAAGAGGTTCACTTTAAAATGCCAACACGCTCTAGTCCTGGTTCGGTTAGTTTCTGGAGGCGGGTAAGATTTTACAATCAAAATGTAAGCTCGAACCCGATTTCAGATACTTTTAGTCAATCCAAATATGGATGGACCGACTCTGTCACCTTTGGAGATAATATCTCCGGGTGGCGAGACCGACTTCGGCGTGGCTTGTCAGCCACAACGTCGATGAACGGGAGTCTTGTCACCGCTAGGTTTACACCTGGCGCGGGTACGTGGACGCGTCCTACGACGTTCGCTACCGACAAGGTCGTGTTGGATGGGGATCACCGCATCACAGATGTGGGACTCCCCTCTGGTGACCCCTCTTCCATCAGTGAGACGAAAGCCGACGCAGAGGCTGCAGGGAGGTTTCATCGCAATCTTCGCAGCAAACTCACCGCCTTTGAGGGCGGAGTGTTTGTTGGCGAGCTTGCGCAGACCCTCTCGATGATCAGGAATCCAGCTAAGGGCTTACGAGGTCTCGTAGACGAGTTTAGAACCGCCGCTTCGGCTGTTCGACGACGCGCCTTACGCCCTCGAGGTAGCACTATTGACTTTGTCAAAAGTGTGAATGGGCACCTGGCTGATTTATGGCTAGAATATCAGTTTGGATGGAAGCCTCTTCTGCACGATATTGATGGCGGGTGCCATGCACTCGCTTTAATCAATACCGGGCAGTCGCTGCATACGGGCCGTATTACGGCGTCATATACAGACTTAAGCTCGCCATCGACGAGTGTCGTTCCAAATAGCGAATCATTCGCTAATTGGATCTACACACTGACCTCGATCAACAACTGTCTAGTTGTTTACCGGGGAGCCATAAGAGCAGACGCACTCGATCCTAAGTTAATGGAGGCTCGCTTGTTGGGTTTCGACCCTTCAAGCTTTCTTCCTACAGCCTGGGAACTTGTGCCCTACTCGTTTCTGATCGATTACTTCTCCAACATTGGAGATATAATCTTAGGATGGTCGCAGATCGGTGTCCAACTTTCCTGGTCTAATAAGACCGTTAAGAAGTTCATCGCTCAAACGACTGTGAGCTCGCCCCATCCGGGGCAGACTCCAACATCCTTCAGTCCTGCAAAGTTTGTCACTACAAAGTCCGTCGTCTCTCGACAGAAGTATGAGGGGGTATCCACCCCCGGCTTCACGTTGAGAGTCCCAGGTTCTGGGAGTCTGCGATGGCTTAATATAGCCGCGCTGATCGCCGGACGGAGTAATGACCGTAAATGGCGCTTCGACTAAGTTCCATTAGGAGACACATATGACAAAGGTCAAAGACCTCGTCTCTGTGACAGTCGACACTGCTCTCGTTCTCTTCCCAATAGACCAAGAGCGTTATGAACTCGAGGTCGCGATTAGTCAAAAGGTAAGGTCGATCATCTTTGATGGCGACCCTGCCCCAGACGTATCACTTTGGGCGGAGAATGTTAGAGTGTTTATCGGCTATACTGACGGTAGTTACCACCAGTGTGCGCGCGACTTTGCGCGTTCAGTGGGAACCGAGGTATCCTATACGCGGGTGACGGACCCCGCAGCTGATAGGGCTCGACGCTTAATCGCGTCGATCCCTAATGCCGCGCCGGTTCGTCTCTCTGCGCAATGGGACCCCGACTTCCACGTCCGCGATTTAGTCGCGCACCTCTGGATGGAGACATTCGTCAGGCTGGCCTTATTCAGTATTCGAAAGCCACCCCTTCCCCGAGACTACTTTTTCCAAGTAGTCGAGGGGATGGACGCGATCGACCCTACTGAACTAGACACTGGCTTCGTCGGCTGGTCGTCCTAATCGGACAGGAGGAAAACCACATGACGTGGAATCCTGCTTCTCCGGTAACCGGTGCACCTGGCACCGGACTGACATCCCCCACTTACACGTTGGCTACAGATGTAGCCCCTGACGTGAACGGTGTGGCCCGAGCCGTAACAACGCTCGGAGGCACCCAGACGGGTGTCGAAGTCAGCTCTCCCTCAAACCCGTTCACCTTGCTTGCTACTCGTCCGAAGGTTCTTCGAACCCTCCCGAGTTTGCAAGCGAACGGGCAGCTACCATCAGTCCCGAAGAACACGTGGGTCGTCTCCCTCCGCAAGGGGGTCGACGTCCTATCGGGCCATCCAAAGCAGGTTATGCTTTGCAAGATGGAAATCAGTGTGCCGGCTGGTGCCGACACGGCTGATCCCGAGAGTGTCCGGGCTGCTCTCTCGCTGATGATCGGTTCCCTTTGGGAACAGAGCGATCAGCTTGGCGATGCGATCGTTACCGGGGTAATCTGAAATGTTCAGATCTCCGCGAAAACGCCGCACAAAGAGGGAACTTTGGTTCCTTCTCGCCATGGCCGCTGCTGCCACTTTGGGCAGCAACGACGCATTCAGGGCTTTCGCCCTGAGTCTGTTTCAGCAGGCTCTTTAGCCTTCTGAGGCCAGCGTTTGAGCAATATGGTAGATGATGGAAAGGAAATGACCATGGCAATGTCAGATCTGCTCTTTTCCGACCTTCTCTTAGATCTGGGGCCTTACCTGCCTCCCGGGTATCTACCCGGTCAGGATTGGGGGCCGGACCTAAGTCCAAAGGAGGTAGCAGCTATTGCACTCACAAAGTCGTTCTACAAGAAGTATCGTACTTCGCGTACTACGACTAGTGAGGGTGACGCTGTTGCCACTGAGAAGTTCCTGCGTTCAAATGAACGTTGTCGAACTTGGACTCTGCGTCCTAATACGTCTCTTGATGAGGAGCTTCTGGGTGAGTTTAGATACTTGCTCTACAAGTTCTTTTATCCGAGAGGGCATAACTTGGTTCACCATGTCAACGATCTTTTCGATCGCGGACGCTGTGGACCAGGCGCTGCTGTCGGCGCAAGAGGGGAGGACTTCTATACGAAGTTCTTCGACTCGCCGCTGACATGTGTTAACAGGTCTCTAGTAGTCGCTTATAGAAACGCGACAGCTAATCGACAGTGTTCCACATGGGCGACCGCGGAATCCAACCGCGCCAAGCTCTACGGAGAACCTGCGTTAGTTCAAGGTAGTAGGTTCAGCTTCGTGCCGAAAGACGACACAACATCTCGGTTAATTGCCATTGAGCCCTCGCTGAATATGTTTTATCAGCTTGGGCTCGGCCGACTGCTGGAGGAAAGACTCGTGTCCTTCTTTGGACTCGATATTACTTCCCAGCCGCAGATTAACCAGGAGGCCGCGCGTTTCGGAAGCGTGACTGACGAACTAGCTACGCTAGATCTAAGCAATGCTTCTGACTCACTGGGTTTACCCATGCTTGAATGGGCTTTGCCTAAATCTGTTTTACAGATTTTGGCTTCGCTTCGTTCCCCTTACGGGAACCTTTCAGGCGCGCAACTGGAGCTACACATGGTTAGTACCATGGGAAACGGCTTTACGTTTCCTTTAGAAACCCTTGTGTTCTCCTGCGTCGTAGTCGCATGTATCAAGTCTTTCGGGCTTCGGCCCGTAAGACCATACATAACTTCTGTCGCCGCCCTAGAGCCTAAACAGCTCCAAGGGTTTTGGGGAGTCTTCGGAGATGACATCATATGTCACAAGCGTGTAGCACATCGTGTTACACGACTCCTTGGGCTCCTTGGCTTCGAAGTTAATAGCGACAAGTCCTTCGTTGAAGGGGTCTTCCGCGAATCCTGTGGTCGTGACTACTTTCGTGGTCACGACGTACGAGGCGTTTACATAAAACGACTCGATACACCGGAATCGCGTTACGTTGCTATCAACGCTCTGAACGTCTGGTCGGCCAAAGTAGGGATTCCCCTACCGCGGACAATCAGGCGGCTAGTGGCTACCGTCAGATGGTTACCCATACCACCTGCCGAGAACCACGATGCTGGGATTCGAGTCCCATTCGAGATGGTTAGAGAATTCTTGGGGCGAAACTCTAACGGAGCGGTAGTTTACCGCAAACGTTTGAGTAACCCTAAGAAACTCACCATCAAGGATGGGGTGATTCGAGTCCCGAAGCAGATGAAGAGGCGCTTCTACAACCCGGAAGGGCTGTTGTTGGCGTTTCTCCATGGCAGCGTACGTGACTGCCGCATAACACTCAGGCAGAGTGAAGTGCGGTACCACACGAAGCGGGGAGTAACTCCCAATTGGGATTATCTCCCCCCTACAGGCGACATTGCGTCGCTTTGTGGAAGGTCGCGCTGGGAGAGCGCGACGGAGGTCAACATCTGTTGACTTTTTGGGGAGGGCCTTCCTGCTCGACGTAGCAAGCAAACCGGTACTGACCTAGCACCGGAGTGAGCTATGGAGAGCGGGTTGGCCCAACGGTCTAAC